CCGGCAGGACAGAAGGCGGCCATATACCACAGGCACCTACGCGCGGTATTTCGGTTTCCGCGCGGGAATCTTTACAAACTGTACACTGGGGCGAAATTAGCTCTCGCTCTGGGGCTTTTCAGGAAACATTTGATTTAATGAGTGAAAATAGTATTGCTTTCGTCTGGTGCGATGCGTACAATATCTCGTATCGTGGGTGGAGAAGTATTGCCCAACGAAATCAATATTTAGAGTCGTTGCGCGACCTAGGAAACGCGCAACGGTGTGCGGCACAGAGCAGAGCGTGTTCGCAGATTGGGGCTGACAAAACCGGAGAGCGGCGGGTTGATCGCCGAGCGCGCCGGGACAAACTGGTCCCATTATCACTACAACCCAAGGGCTTCGGACGCCAAGCGACCGTGGCCCTTTCATTAACACCCACCCTGGCTGTAAGCAAAGGCGTCGCCAGAGCGCCGAAGGCCGGAGCCGATCAGAGTCGGAGCGGCGAGCCGCGACGGGTAGACAGCCCGGGCGTGGCTTTTTTTATTCGCAGCGTAGGGGAGTTTGATCGTCCCCGCTGGCCCCATAAGCCGGAGATCGTTGGTTTGAATCCAACCGCTGCAACCCACCTCCCGCCGCGATCCTCCTCGCGGCCCGCCTGCCCCCTCGTGGTCACGAACCGCGACCTGGGGCGGGCACCTACTCAGTGGAGCGCAAATGAATCTTGAACGAGAGATCAGAGAGTTGCGTTCCGCAGTCGAGCGCCTGAGCGCAGAAGTCAGGCAACTGCGCAACGAAGTTATGGGACAAGGGGTCCTGCAGCCGTCGCACTGGATCCCGCCAGCAATGCCGCCGCCGCAAACGTTGCCTTGGCCAGAGATTACCTGCGAGCGAGACGGGTGAGCCTCCAATTAACTCCAGAACGTTGCGCGGCGATTTATGAATGCTTGCGGGCATTTCCACCATTCGGCACGTGGAAATTACCACCGGCTGATGAGGTTGAATTTCGCACGACGCGGCGTTTGGATTGCGAGGCCGAGCACCAGGCATTTACTGATGGTGCGCAACGCATCATGGTCTCGATCGCCAAGATTGGTCAGTGGCACCGCGCTTGCGTAGCAGTGGCACACGAGATGGTTCACCTTTCCCAAGACCTAGCCGGGACCGCAAATAAGTACCAGCACAACGCTGATTTTGTAGCGCGGTGGAGGCTGGTTTCGCGGCAGTTCGGGTTTGATCCGAAGGAGTATTGATGGATATTCCCCGCAGAAAGTTTTTCGGACTAGCTGTTGGAGGATGCGCGCTACCTCTAGTCGGAGCCGCAAAGGCATTAAATCTCATGCCAAAAACGGGCCGTCCAGAGCCAATTAAATTGGGCTCCACGCTCTCATCCGCAGACATGAACGCGCGTTTTGATGTAATCTGGAAAGCCATAAGCAGCCTATCTTAATGGCCCGCTTCCTTCTCGAAAAGAACCCCGAGTTCCTGCGCGAAGTGTGGGAGCGCTACGAGCAATGCGCCTTTAGCCTGAACGGCTTGGCTGCGGCTTATGGACGGCCAAATCAAACCGTATTACACTGGTTGAAAGTGTGCCGTAAAGTGCTCGGTGTGTCTGACGGAGTGCGCGCGTTGCCGCAAGTCGGATCGCCAGCGAAGAAAGAGATGTCGGTGCCTTCCGGTGTTGCAGAGAAAGTAAAGGGCTTGATGAAAAAGGGCTCTATGTCTCTGGAGGAAATCGCTTCAGTTATTTCCTCGACTCGCGGAGCCGCTTTGGATGTCGTCGACGCAATGCGCGCCGAGGGCCTGAACATCTTGGAAATCAGCAGTCGATTTTCAATCGACCGCACCTCCGCCCCGGCCTTTGTAGACGGCGAGCTTCCAACTTACGTGAGCCGCCCCGACAACACCTATATTTTTGGCGCTACCAGCGATAATCACATGGGCTCAAAGTACGAGCGCATGGACGTAGTTGAAGATTTGTACGACCGCTTCGCTATGGCCGAAGTAGATCGGGTATTTAACGCCGGCAACTGGATCGATGGCTTCAAGACCAACATCAACGCGCACGACGTACATATTGGCAACATGGAAGGCCAACTTGTCTACCTTGCCGAGAAATACCCGAAGCGCGACGGCACTGTGACATATGCCGTAACCGGAGAAGATCACGAAGGCTGGTGGGCGAGGTCCGAGGGCATCGACATCGGCAAGCGCGCCGAGCAGACCATGCGCGAACACGGTCGCACCGATTGGGTGAATCTTGGCTTCATGGAAAGTCATGTGCGACTGGTAAACGCGAACACCGGCAAAGAAGCGATTTTAGCAGTAGTCCACCCTGGCGGCGGGACGGGCTATGCGCTGTCCTACACTGTCCAAAAGATTATTGAAGCCCTAGAGGGCGGCGAGAAGCCAGCGGTGGCATTGTACGGCCACTATCATAAACTCTGGGCAGGAAACATTAGGAACGTCTGGGTGTGCATGACCGGCTGTACACAAGACCAAACAGTATTCACGCGCAACAAGATCAAACAAGAGGTTCACGTTGGCGGTGTCCTGATCGGCCTGGAGCAAGACCCAGATACCGGGGCAATCATCGGCTTCGCGCCCAAGATGATGCGCTACTTCGTGAAGGGATACTACGCCAACAATCGTTGGAGTAAGCATGGTTCCGTGACTCTACCTAAGAGGGTGATTGCTTGAGTCCCTGGCTCCTCGCCGTCGTGTCCGCGCTTTATGCCGGAACCGGCATCGACAACATCATCGCCGGCCGCTTCGCTTGGGGCGGCTTCTGGCTCTGCTATGCCGTCGCCAATACGCTGTATATTGTAGCGATGAGGGGACAGACGTGAGGAATGGTGATTGGATGCAAACCTATACCGGCCGCCAATACTGGCCCTTGGATCCGCGCGCAGAGGACGTTGACATCATCGACATAGCGCACGCCCTTTCGATGTTGTGTCGGTACACCGGCCACTGCAAAGACTTCTACAGTGTTGCTGAGCATTGTGTTTATGTTTCTCGCTGCGTCCCGGAGGAACATGCGCTGCAAGGACTAATGCACGACGCGCAGGAGGCGTACTGCAATGACATCGCGCGACCGCTGAAACGCTTCATTCTGAATTACGAGGAAATAGAGGGGCGCAACTGGAGGGTTATTGCTGAGAAATTCGGATTGCCTTTCGACCTTCATCCTTCGGTGAAATATGCCGATATCTCGGTGTTACTTGCCGAAGCCGCCGTGTTGCTAGGCCCGGCACCGGCCCCTTGGAGTTTCGGCGACATCAAGGCCGCTGATATCGAGATTCGCGCCTCCCCGCCCGCAGTAGCGGAAAGTATGTTTCTGGCGCGCTTCAAAGAATTAACGTCGTGGTAGAGTCCATCCTTAATGAAGCAGACCGGCTAGTCCACGGCGACCGGAACGAAGCCTATGCACATCCGGCCGTCGATTACGAATGCACTGCGGCATTCTGGCGAGCCGCGATTAAGCGGCGCTACGGAATTGATGTTCCGCTTACCCCGGATTTTTGTTGCCTGATGATGGCGTTAATGAAGTTGAGCCGCGAAGCAGGCAAGCCCAAAGAGGATACCCGAGTCGACATCTGCGGGTATATCGAATGTGAAGATATGTGCCTAAAGGAGAAGCCATGAAAATCGCTATTGCGATGCTGTTCGCGTTGTTCGCGTTCGCTGCCGTCGCTGCTCCGAAGGCCATGTCCCCGCAGGAATGCGATGCCTTTGCTGATTATGCGCTTGTCGCCCGGGCGCTGGTTATGGACGGCCTGGATCAGAAGCGGAGAGTCGCCATCCTTGGCCGTATCTACAATGCCCGCGGCGACAGCCGTACTGTGGCATTGATGAGGTCCATCAATGCGGCGGCCAAAGCATCGAAAAGCAAGGAAGCATTCGGGTTCGCTTCTAGGTTGTTGGAGGCGTGTTATCTGAATCAAGGAAACATGGATTCCGTTCTAGGAGTCGCGCTATGATTTGGGGGGCGCACGAGATCGGCATTCCGCAGGCGCGCCAGTACCCTCACTTGTCCGGAGATATGACGTATCCGAGGGACGCAAACCAAAGGTACGGAATGCAATATAGAAGCACACACCCAGATGACGAGAATGTTACAGAATGCAAACTAAGTGAACCGGAGTTGTTTGCGCTCTGGCTTTGGGCGAAAGTGTTGCAGCGCGCCAAGCGCGATCTTGGCGAACGTAACCGCCGTGGCGCGGCCTTGCGCTGGATCAACGACGGCGCTCGCGACGTTGGATCGTTCCAATGGGTATGCAAGGTGCTGAACTGCACCGTAGAGAAGGTGCGTTGTGATTTTCTCGGTATGCCCATTGTTCACAAGCGCAGATTCCGCACCGAGCACGGAATAGTGGCGAGGCCAATATGAACAATGTCGGTCGCTATTCTGATGGCTCATTGATTATACGGCCAACCGTGGGTTTCTGGAGGCTCGGTAGTGGCCCATGCCAGCTTGCCGCCCATTCAAAGCCTAATTGGTTTGTCAGGATGATGATGCGGCTACTTCTCGATTTTCACTGGTTGGATTTGTGATGGTCGAGTGGACGATAGCGGTAGTTCTAGTGCTGGTCGCCAGCGGAGCTATTGCCCAGGCGTCCGTCAGCAAGGGACCATTCGACTTTGCCCTTTGGAGCACCTACGCTTGGGTGATCGGTATCTCTGCGCTCGGCGGTCTGGTGTCGTTCTATCGCAAGGTCAAGTCCGGGGCCGCGCGGGCTTGGAACATTTCGGAATTGATTGGCGAGCTCGCTACTTCCGGGCTAGCTGGGATTATCACGTACTGGTTT